CTGCTGTACCAAATGTTTGGAACAAAGTAAGCAAGTCAGCTTTAGCCAATGCGCCAGAAACGTCAGCAATCTGAGTTGCGCTTGCACCAGCATCAAGGGCAGCAACAATCAGTTCATCAGTCTTGCGACCTAAAGCAGAAGCGGCTGATTCAGCAACAGCTTGACGCTCATTGATGTTCATCTTCAGTTCATCAAGCTTGTCGATGTACTCAGCTGCGTAGTAGTCAGCCATTGTTGCTTCAACTGTGGTGTGCGCTAGCTCCATAGTGCTGATGTTGCCGTTGCGAGCTTTAGTTGATGCCGCGCCAGTACCGATCTTCTGGAATCGGGATACCGAAGCAGAAGTATTGGTGGTGCGAATTGTATTGCGAAGCTTGGAACCCATGCGCTGATAAGCAAGATGCACATCGGTTTCAAACTGTTTGATAAATGCTACGTCTATTGTGTTAGCCATTTAAACAGTCCTTTTGTTAGAGTTTATAGGGTTTGCATCTTGGGTATCCAGTCAACATCCTCAACGAAGGTATCCTTTCGGGCTTCTCAGTGCATTACGGGCCGTGATGATTTAGGTGAAACATTTTTTTCTACATGGCTGCAACGCACAAACTCAACATATTTGTGCCCAAGCACCTCAGAAAAGCCAACTGGTTCAAAGCCAAGTGACGTTGCCCAGTTAATCATTATTGGAAATTCTGAGAGTATGGACATGCACAGCTTTGGATGCGCCTTGTCAAAAAATTCAATTATCATACGCGAACCAATTATAAGTAAGCGTAAGTTTTTCTTAACTTCATTGGTAAAGACACAGAAGAACTGAGGCAATTCTATATCAATATCAAAGGCTAAGCCTGTTAGGCATAGTATCGGCCCGTCCTCGCTCTTCACAACGTACACCTCAGAAACCTCCATCATCTCTAGGATTGCTTCTCTGGGGTCTTCGTGGCCTAAGCAATGGAAATCATACAAACCCTCTGGTGGTAGGTTTGAACAGATTTCATTTACATGACTGTACAGTAACGGAGTAAGATAATACTTACCCCGCTTTATAATTTTGACCTCAACCATAGAGCTTCTTAAAGCCAGAATCTACTTGCTTGACGTAGTTGTCGTCTCTAACTCGCGGGTTCCAATACCGCTCATCGCGCATCATCTCATTGAGAGAGGCTTCGCTAACAGCGTTTGCAGTACCAGTTTCCACATTTATAGATGGCTCTTTCATCGCAGACATGATTGCCTCAAGTGCAAGTATCCCATCGGCACCTTCGCACATACGCTCAATTGCAGACATGGAATCTTTAGGAAAGAACTTGTTGGCGAATAGGGACGCAGCTTCGATCCTAGCGTTTGCATTTTCTCCAAGCTGTTCGGCTTCCTTCTCTAAGTTAGGCTGTTCTGGCATAGAGTTCATGTAAAGCTCAATGCCTTTTTGAAACTCTTCCTGATTATAGCCGCTTTCAAGACAGTGATCTGCCCAATTTTTAAGGGCATCGCTTTCTAAGGCGCTCTCCTCGTCTACAAAATCAGGTAGCTCGTACTCGCCAGCGCTTAATGGTACGCCCTCTTTCGGCTGATCCATTTCTTCTTTAAGCCGATCACGAATGGCGTCTTCTTTCTCGCCAATCTTAGACTCAAGACTTTTGTAAGCGCTCTCTAAGTCTTCCGCGCTTTTGTACTTACCAGCAAGTAGTGTCTCGGCAGCTTCTACTTCCGATCCCACCTCTGGTTGTACTTGTGTGCTTTCCGTTACGTCAACCTGAGCGTCAGTTGTGGCTTCAGCGTCAGGTGTTCTTTCAAGAAGGGTGCTTTCTTCAGACATTATTTTTTACCTTATGAGAATGATTGATGCGCGACTCAATGAGGCCGACGATATAACGCTGGCCTTCAAGATGTCTAAGCTCTTCTGTTGATACATGGGGGCCATTCACCATTTCTATAGTGATAGACCTCAGGTATTTAAGGACTTGCTTGCCAGATGGCGATCCAAATACCTCCGCGACATTAAGACTAATCTCTCTATCGCGTTGCAGTGGGCGCTGAATCCCATCGACGCCCACATGAATTGTTGTTTTTTCCAAGCCTACTCCAACGGTTGTTGTGCAGCCTCCGCGCCAGCTTGTTGCTGCTGAGACATTTGCTGCATCATTGCAACTATTTCTTTACGCTCTGATTCGTCGCGAATCAAGTTATCTGGCACACCAAACTTTTTAGCGAGGTATGCAGCAGCCTCTTCGGAGTTAACAAGTACCTGTGTCATTTCTGGTCCAAAGGAAGATTGAGCCATCTCCATAAACCGAGCAATAGATGTAATGTCTGAGTTAGCTTGCGCTTGAGCCAGTGGAGAAACAGAGCGAACCTTAACCTCACGACCATTAACAGTAGGCAAGTCAATGCGCCCCTGCTTCTTTAGGATATAGATCACACGTTGTAGAACAGGCTGTACTAACTCAGCTTGCAATCTGCCAAACGCAGAGCCTACACGGCGAGATAGATCAGCCATACGCTCAGCAACTTCTGTAGCAGAGGCGGGTGTACGATCTGGGTTGCCTAGCATGTCGTTATAAAGCGCCGTCTTAATGTTAGTCCGCATTTCAGACAGAATAAGTTGCGCTACGTCAAAGCTTCCAGCAGATTTTATTGGCTGTAGTCCAGACGAACCCATAGCTTTTGGTATGATAGTACCCGGTACAAGGTTAATTGTATCAGGGTTTATGACGCCATCGTCTTCCATTTGATAGATACCAGAGATTGCCATTTGCGCGTTCTCAAGGATTAACTCAATTGTAAGGTTGGTCGTCTTAATGGCAGACAGGGCATTGATTAGTGGGCCTCTGCCATAAACTTCACCCGCGCACTTAGCCCAACGGAAGCAGATAAAGGGATTAGAGCCTATGCCCTTCATTTCTTTTGTGTAGACCACAGACTTAGTTGTCATGCAGATAGCGTAACTCAAGTAAGCTTCTTCATTTGGTTTGCTGTAGTCACGACAAACAATCTCAAGGATAGTGGTGGTCTTGTCAGGGGAGTTCTGAACTTGGTTCATTAAGTCAGGCGGCATCTGCGCTTTTGGGTACAGTATTGTGATCTGACCAAACTTAATGTTCTTCCGCTCTCTAAAGACATGATCAATCCTATCATCAGGACCAGTGTCTAGGACAACATGAGGCAAAGGGATGGCAGAGAAGTTGATCGGGTTAATTGCATCACCTTCTTCGCAAACCAAAACACCAGTACCTACAGCCAAATCCATGAAAGACTCATGTACTTCTTGGGAGAAGTTGGAGTTTTGTATTACTTCAAAGACGTAATCAGTTACATCATCAAGGTCATTATTGACTGCATCGCGCTGATCTTTTGGTATCTCTGATCCAGCCGTCAAGTCTGCCCATCGGGCAAAGTTGGGGACAAGACCTGATTGCAATCTAGAAGCAAACTCTTGAACACCAACAACAGCGGTCTCATCAAAAATCTTATCGTCTCGACGCTGACCAGTCGCCTCATGATAAAAGGATTCGCGCTGTGGTAGCGCGTACTCATAGCACTCTTCAAACAACGGCACAAAGTTTTCACGCTTTGCTTTCGCCGAGTCATAGAGCTTCATGTATCTTTGCGCTACATTATCCATTAGTTGGCAAACCTATCATAATAACCGATACCACCGCCTAGTCCTGTGATAAGACTGCGACGACTGCGTGATCCAGAACGACGAGATGCGCGACCTGTTGTTGAAACAGCACCAAACTTTTCAATTCGTCCCTTACGAATATCAGCAGAGCTTACAACCTTGTCAGCTTCAGCTTGCCGCTTGGCCTCTTGCTCGGCTTTGTATGTAGCCACCGCTTCTGTCCTAGCATTCTCAATCGCCTTGGCTTGACTTGCCGCCGCTGCTGTTGCCGCTGCTGCCTTTGCTTCGGCTGCTGCTGCTTCTTGCTTTGCTTGCTCTGCACTTGTATCTGCTTCTGCTTGGGCTTGACCGCCACCACCACCAAAACACATTTATAAAACT